AAGATGAGATGTTTCCGTCTTATGAGGATTTTGGTGGCGATAACTTTGAGGAATATTTTGACGGCTCTGAGCCTGAAGAATTGATCATATTCTTTGAGCCTGACCCCTTGCCTTTTGTTGATGATTTTGGCCCGCGCCATGATGAGCCTTTTCACCAAGACGATGTACTATTAGAGGAGTTTACATTTCAAGAAACATTCTTGGTTGAAGATTACAGCGAACCAGAAACATTTATTGAATTTAACAGCATAGAAGAATTAGAAGAATGGTTTGAAGAAGAAACCAACGAGCATCACGAAGAAAGACACGAAGAAGTGCTTGCAGATCGTGAACCAGAAGAAGAGTTTAGAGAGCCTATATTTGAAGAAGAGGCTGTTGAAGAAATTTTTGAAGAAATAGAAGAGCGACAAGAGATAATCGAAGAAGAGCGTATAGCAGAACGTGAAGAAGAGGCCAGAGAAGAAATATTAGATGAGGTAGAAGAAGAATTTGCAGCCGTAGAATCTGATGAGCCAACAGGAAAAAATAAACTTATGGTAACTGCATTATCAGTAGTGAGAGCTGGAGTACAAACAGCTGCCAACAGCTATTCTGGTGGCCCTGGGTCAACACAAAGCTCTGGCTCAACCAATCAATCAAGTGTAACAAACACAAGCACAGGAGCCAGCTCATCATCATCGGGCGGTATGAGCACCACAAGCTCTCCTAGCGCCTCAGATCAATTTGCCAGTGCAAGCGCACAAACCAATCAAGTTTTATCAATGTCAGACAATATGGGTGGATCCAGCGGTGTATCTGTGTCTATTGTGCCTTTGCCCACTTTTGACAACCAAGCATCTTCTGCCATTGCAGATGTGCAGGTTTCTAATGTCCAGGGACAAATTGATACTGCGTCATCTGGAGTGATGACTGCATCGGAGGCCGACCAAATAGCAGATAAAATTATTGCTGCAAACATAGAGGCGCAACAAGAGGAAATAGAACAAGAACAAGAAAACACTGGCCAATACGGTGACGAAAGCACTCTTGTTGCTTTAATTGGATATGTGCCAGGATTCAATTCATACGAACAAGTTACCATGGTAGACAGTACAGATTGGTATATTAGTGCAAATATTTATACTTCTGCTACACTAGATGACAATAACGAGGCTTTTTTTGGCCTCGTCAATGAAAATTTAAAAGGTTTGGGCCAGATGATTGAGGACCAACCTAACCTTTGGAGGTAAAAATGGATTGGTTTCAAAGCAAAACTACACAAATAATTGCTCTGGTTGGAATCGTGGGTACGCTGGCCGGATTCGGCTACACGGGAGCGGAGTACGTCAACAGGTTAGAAAACCTCGAATCTAAGATAGGCGGTATAAGCGAGGCAGAAGATAACGTACAAATCATTGAAGAGCGCTTTGCGTCTATAGAAACATCTGTGCAATTTTTAGAAAAAGAAATTGACAACATCCAAGTTCCAGATGTCACAGAAATTAAAACAGATATAGCCACAATTATAGCTGACCTACAAAGTCTCAATAATAACCTTGAGAAATTAGAAACTAAGATAGAAAAGAAAGACGATAATCCACTTAACGGATAATGCGTATTTTATTAGTAAGTGTGGCTCTTACTGCCTGCGCATCTACACCGGTGCAAAAAGAGTGGAATGATAGATACGACCCGGCAGCTTGGCGTGCACAATTTGAGGTTTGCAAAGGCTTGTTCTATACAAATTATCCAGAAGAAGTTAAAAGAAAAGAATGGTCTAAGTGCATGGACAAGGCAGAAGACTAATGCAGCAGATATTAATAGGCATCATATTAGCTCTTGGTTTTGCTACCTATTACTTTTACAGTCAAAACCAAATACTCCAAGCAAACAACGCATCACTTGAGGGAGCTGTTGCTACCCAAGAAGAGGCAATCAAATCAATGCAAGCTGACTTTGAATTACAAACTCAACAATTACAAGACCTTACGGTTAAAAGCCAAGCTGCTCAAAGGGAATTAAGCAGATACACACAATTTATACAAAATTATGAATTAGCGTCTAAAATATTAGCTGACCCAGTAGAAATGGAAAGGAAAATAAATAATGGTACAAAACATATCATGGAAAACATCGAGCAAATCAGTAGCACTATTGATAATCTTGATAGTGGCTTGCAGTTGCAGCCTACTTCCAACTAAACAAATACAAGTTACTGCAAAACCTTTAGAAAAAAAGATTGTGCAGCCGATTATGCCCAGAGAAATAGATCTCAAGGAATTGCAATGGATCGCGATAACACCAGATAATTGGGAAGAGCAATTAGCAAGAATAGAAGACCAGGAGGGTGAATTAGTTTTCTTGGCCATGACGATACCAGATTACGAGGTTATGGCATATAACATGCAAGAGATAAAAAGATACATAACAGAGCTCAAAGACGTAGTGGTTTACTACAGAAAAGTTACAACAACAGGGGAAAAAGAATGAATATATCAGAAGAAGGCAAAGCCTTAATTAAAAAATTTGAAGGGTGTGAGCTAGAGGCATATTTGTGCAGCGCAGGAGTTCCTACCATAGCTTTTGGCAGAACCAAAAATGTAAAATTGGGTGATACTTGCACGCAAGAACAAGCAGATGCCTGGCTTGAAGAAGAGCTTGAAGAATATACTGGATATGTTCTTGACGCTGTAACGCAACCTCTCGACCAAAATCAACTAGACGCTATGGTTGCCTGGACTTACAATCTTGGGCCAACCAACCTTCGCAGCTCTACGCTCCTTCGTGTTTTAAACGAGGGTAAAATGCAAGAAGTCCCACAACAAATGCGCCGCTGGAATAAGGCAAACGGTAAAGTTTTGCCAGGCCTAGAAAGACGCAGGTTAGCAGAATCCATGTTATTTGAAGGAAATCCAAACTGGCATGAGGTTTAGGTATTTGCCCATGGTAGTTTTTACATTGCTTATTATTTTGTCAACAGTGTTTATTAATCTATACTTTACCTAGGCATTTCGGTGCTTAGGGTTAGGTAGCTACTATGTCACTACCTGGTTGCCTGGCCCGACTTTATAAAAATGAATGAAGTTTCTCTAAAAGATTTCGATATATTATCCGAGCAAGACAAAGCCGAGGCTGTAGCTTTGCTGCACAGATACGATCAATTAGATAAACAAGATTCTTGTCAAAAAGATTTTATTGGTTTTGTCAAACACATGTGGCCAGAGTTTATAGAAGGCCGTCATCATAAAATTATTGCAGAAAAATTTAATAAAATTGCAGACGGTAAACTTAAAAGATTAATAGTATGTTTGCCACCCAGGCACTCAAAATCAGAATTTGCATCAACATATTTTCCCGCTTGGATGATGGGCCGCAGAGGCAATCTTAAAATAATCCAGACTACGCATACCGCCGAACTAGCGGTTAGGTTTGGTCGTAAAGTCAGAAACATTATTGACAGCGAAGAATATCAACATATTTTTCCGGATCTACAGCTGCAAGCAGATAACAAATCAGCAGGAAGATGGACAAGTAACCAAGAAGGTGAGTTCTTTGCTGCTGGTGTCGGTGGTGCTATTACAGGTCGTGGTGCGGATCTTCTGGTCATTGACGATCCACACTCAGAACAAGATGCACTATCTCCGAAATCATTAGAATCTGCTTATGAATGGTATACCTCTGGTCCTAGACAGCGTTTACAGCCAGGAGGCATTATCGTGATTGTTATGACCAGGTGGTCTACCAAAGACCTGGTTGGCAAAGTATTAAAAAAACAAGGCGATGATAATGCTGACCAGTGGGAGGTGGTTGAGTTTCCTGCAATTATGCCAGAGTCAGAGCTGCCTTTATGGCCAGAGTTTTGGAAAAAAGAAGAACTTTTAGGCGTAAAAGCATCTTTGCCAGTATCAAAATGGAACTCGCAGTGGATGCAAAACCCAACCGCAGAAGAGGGATCCATAGTAAAAAGAGAGTGGTGGCAGAGATGGGAACATGAAGATATACCTCCATACTCTTATGTAATACAAAGTTATGACACGGCTTTTTCAAAAAAAGAAACCGCTGATTACTCGGCTATAACCACCTGGGCAATATTCAATGCCGGTGATGAAACCGCAGATGCAATTATGCTTTTAGATGCCAAAAGGGTCCGTGTCGATTTCCCAGAGCTCAAAAGAATGGCCATGGAAGAGTACAGATATTGGAACCCAGACTGTGTGTTAATTGAGGCCAAGGCATCCGGAACACCTTTGACACACGAATTGAGGCGCATGGGCATACCTGTTACGGCATACAGTCCAAGCAGAGGCCAGGATAAAATAGCCAGGATGAACAGTGTTGCCCCGATATTTGAGTCTGGAATGGTCTGGGCCCCGGAACATGATTTTGCCGATGACGTTATAGAAGAAATGGCATCTTTCCCGTTTGGAGATTATGATGACTTTTGTGATAGTGCTACAATGGCTTTGATGAGATTTAGACAAGGCGGTTTTGTTTCATTAGATGAAGACTACCAAGACGAGGCCAGGCTTTTAAAATCAAACAGACAGGTTTATTATTAATGAAAATATTTTTAACAAAATTTATCTGGGATGGACAAGAATATACAGGCCCAGATATACATGCAAGTAATCACGCTAACGCTGAACTAATAGCTGAGGCACAAGGGTTAATTCTCGAAGGAGAATTACAAAGCATTGTTCAGCTTGACGATCTTGATGACATTAACAGACCCAGAGTGCTACACTAAAAAATTATGGCAATAGAAAAAGCACTCGGAACCGAAAACAATCCAGACATTAGAGTACAAGGATCTTCTGTTGAAGTTATGCCAGAAGAAACCAGGCAAGATCAAATTGCAAATGCAGCACAAATTTTAGTCAACGAAGAAGAAATTTTGTTAGACGATGAAATGTTGGAAGAACCAGCTCCACAGATAGATTTTAACGCTAACCTGGTTGACTTTGTAGACGAATCTATTTTACAAAAAATATCATCTGATCTTTTAAGCTCTATTAAGAGCGACAAACAATCCAGATCCGAATGGGAAAAAACATACACCGATGGCCTGCAATATCTAGGCATGAAGTTTGATGAGTCTAGGTCACAACCCTTTGAAGGATCCTCTGGAGTAATCCATCCTATTCTTGCAGAGGCAGTTACACAATTCCAGGCCCAGGCTTATAAAGAAATGCTGCCAGCAAAAGGTCCTGTAAAAACAGAAATAATTGGTGCTAGGACAATAGAAACAGAAAACCAAGCTGAAAGAGTCCAGGAGTTTATGAACTATTACATTATGAATGTAATGAGTGAGTATGATCCAGAGCTTGATATGCTTTTGTTTTATCTGCCGTTAGCCGGATCTGCATTTAAGAAAGTTTATTTTGACAGTGTAACGAATAAGGCAGTATCTAAGTTTATACCGCCAGAGGATTTAATTGTGCCTTACGAGGCATCTGACATGTCCTCAGCTGAAAGAATTACACATGCAATCAGCATGTCTCTCAATGAAGTCAAGAAACAACAAATTACTGGTTTTTATGCCGATGTTGAGATCTCAGATGAAACTTATGACGATGACGAGTCTGAAATTGATAAGGCCATAGATGAAATACAAGGCATTGAGCCAAGTTACAAAGAAGATAGAAATAGAACAGTTTTTGAAATACACACTGTTTTAGATATAGAAGGTTTTGAAGATTTAGATGCAGATGGCAGACCAACAGGATTAAAGCTACCATACATTGTTACCATTGATGAGGATTCAACCTCTGTTCTAGCGATACGCAGAAATTACCAAGAAACAGATCCACTTAAAAATAAAATTAATTATTTTGTGCAATACAAGTTTCTACCGGGCCTTGGATTTTATGGACTTGGCCTGTCACACATGATTGGTGGTATATCAAAAGCATCAACATCAATACTCAGACAGTTAATTGATGCTGGCACACTGGCCAATTTACCAGCTGGTTTTAAATCCAGAGGCATGAGGATTAGAGACGAAGACGAGCCTTTGCAACCAGGAGAATTTAGAGACATTGATACAACCGGTGGATCTCTTAGAGATAACTTAATACCTTTACCAATAAAAGAACCAAGCAATGTTTTGATGCAGCTATTAGGCTTGCTGGTTGATTCTGGTAAAAGGTTTGCTGCTATTGCAGACATGAACGTTGGTGATATGAACCAGGCCATGCCAGTTGGGACTACTGTTGCTTTATTAGAACGTGGCACTAAGGTTATGAGTGCTATTCACAAAAGATTACATTACGCGCAAAAGGTTGAGTTCCAAATACTATCAAAAGTTTTTGCTGAATACTTACCACCTGTGTACGAGTTTGCTGTCGGATCCGGCGGACAAGAAATTAAAAGACAAGACTTTGACGGTCGAGTTGATGTAATACCAGTTTCAGATCCAAACATATTCTCACAAAGCCAAAGAGTTACACTTGCCCAGGAGCTTTTGCAAATGGTGCAATCTAACCCACAAATACATGGACCTATGGGCATGTATGAGGCTTACAAAAGAATGTATGCAGCTCTAGGCGTTGATAATGTAGATTCTTTGTTGCAGCCACCGCCAGACATGACACCGCAACCAATAGACGCTGGTATTGAAAACGCTGGTTTACTTATGGGCCAACCTGCCCAGGCTTTTGAACAACAAAACCATCAAGCGCATTTAGACGCACATAGAAGTCTATTCTTGACAAGCGTGGTAAAAGAAAATCCACAGATCCAATCTATTATTATTAGTCATTGCATGCAGCACTTACAATTCTTGTCAGCTCAATTAGCGCAAGAACAAATACCAGAAGAGACGCAAATGCGCATACAAGAGATCCAGGCACAAATGCAACAAGTATCTCCGCAAGAGGCACAACAGATCTCACAGCAAATACAAATGATATTAGATCAATTTAGTTCGCCAATCATGGCTCAATTAACTTCTGAGTTCTTGCAATCTATTGGCCAAGGTTCTGGAGAGGATCCATTGGTTGAAATAAGAAAAACAGAATTAGCACTGAAAGATAAAGAATTAAACCTGGACGCTGAACAGTTTGCTGCAAAACAAGAACAAAGGGCCCAGGAGAAATTATTAGATGCAGATATACAAAAAGACCGTATCAATGTGCAAAAATCAATAGCAGATGATAAACTCGATGTAGCAATAGATAGGTTAAAGCAAAATGCAGATCTTAAATTGTTAGAACTAGAGAGTAAACTTAGGAGATAAAATGACAACATCTTATAAAATTGATGCAGTAAAAAAGTTAAAACACGAAAAAGCAATTCGTCATGCACAAGAAATGCAAGCAGCTGCAAAAGCTAAAGCTGAGGCTCTTGCAAAGAAAGAGGCCAGTGACGCAAGAATTGCTGCAAAACAAGCGATCATAGATGCAGGCGGAGTTGTACCAAATCCAACACCTGTGGTTCAAGACGAGCCAGTGGTTGAAAAAAAAGCAAAGCCAAAAAAAGTTGCAAAGGCAGCACCAAAGAAAGCAGCAGCTAAAAAACCGGCCGCTAAAAAAAGAGGCAGACCCGCAGGAACCAAGAATAAAAAATAATGGATGACATTGCGCTGATCGATAAGATCAAAAGATTAATCGAGGCAAGAGAAAAACAAATTCAAGAAACTCTAATGTCGGGCGGACTAAAAGATATTGAACATTATAAATATTTGCAAGGAGAGCTCAGTGCTTTATACTATATTGCAAACGAACTTGGTGACATATATAAAGGTTAATTAATGGCAGAAACAAAAAAAGTTGCAGACGCTTACATAGATCCAGACGAAAAGATCTTGGATCCAGAATTATTAGATAAATCAATTTTAGATCGCATGCCTCAGCCAACCGGCTGGAGAATGTTGGTATTACCATACGCTGGTAAGTCAAAAACCAAAGGTGGTATTCACCTTGCAAAAGAAACAGTAAATCGTGAGGCTTTGGCAACGGTTGTAGCTTATGTGGTAAAAATGGGCCCACAATGTTATAACGATAAGTCAAGGTATGGAGAAAAACCCTGGTGTCAAGAAAAACAATGGGTTTTAATAGGGCGTTACTCTGGCTCTAGGTTTAAATTGGAGGAAGGTGCAGAGGTTCGCATTATCAATGATGATGAAGTGATTGCCACCATACTCGATCCAGATGACATAGTGAGTTTATAATGAATGAACAAGAAAACACTCAAACAATTCA